CGGATGCTGATTGAGTTTTTGAAAGGAGAAAGGAAATGAAAACGACACAGTGCGTAGACATCCTGGCATATATGCAGAAGCATGGGACCATTACGCCGTTGGAGGCGCTGGACCATCTCGGCTGCATGAGGCTGGCTGCCAGGATCAGCGACCTGAAAAAGGCCGGTTATAAGATCGCAAGCAGGCAGGTTTCCAGGAAGACGGAAAGCGGGAAGACGGTGCATTATTCCGAGTACAGATTGGCGGTGTAAAGGATGTCGAAACGGTTCATCAAACTGTTCGAGCAGATCACGAGCTGGGAATGGTTCCGGCATCCCAACACCCTCTGTCTGTTCATCTATCTTCTGGTCAAGGCTAACTACCGCGACAGCAAGATGGGAGGGATGACGGTCCGGCGCGGTCAGCTCGTCACGAGCCTGCCACGGATAGCGACAGACACAGGGTTGACAATTCGACAGACGAGAACAGCGCTTGCACATCTGATTTCGACAGGCGAAGTGACAGACGAGTCGAACAACCAACACCGTGTAATTACTATCGTTAAGTACGATTACTTCCAAAATGCGACAGACGGATTGACAGGCAAACGACAGGCAAACGACAGACGAATTGACAGGCAAACGACAGACGAATCGACATCATCAATAGAATATATAGAATATATAGAAAAAGATAGAAGGGATAGAAAAACTGCTACGCAGTTTAGCGCACCAACACGTGACGAGGTCGCCGGTTTTCTCGAGGAGATCGGGAGCAGCATTGACCCGGATTATTTCATCGACTACTACAATGCCCGGGGCTGGGAGATCAGGCCCAGGCAGAAGATGAAGGATTGGAAGGCGACGATCCGCAACTGGAATCGGAGGGAGAAGGCGGAAAGGGCTGCTTCTTCCCCGGCTGGATCGGCACAAAAGAAAGTGACAGCGCAGCAGTACGAACAGCGGGATTATTCCGGAGCGGACGATGAAGCGCTCCGGAAGTTCCTGAGAGACACAAGGAACATTTGAGGAGGGACGGAAAGGTGAACGGAAGACAGGCGGCGAAAGCCGCGGCAGCGAGGATCGCGGAGCTGGAATACGCCATCGGCAGATATTCGGCAGACGTGAAGGACTACAACAGGTGCATCCTGCACATGATCAAGCATGGCAGCCCGTGTGATTTTTGCCAGGATCAGCAGGAATGCCAGGAGGCCGGGAAAGATTTGTCCATTGGCTGTGACGATTGGATGCTCTCTGACGGCAAGATGTACGCGGAGATCGTCTCTGATAGCGGGAAGGGGGCGGACCTGGTTGAGATCGAAGGCATTTTTCCAGCAGGTGAGGATCGCGGAGCGGGAACTCAAGATTTTACAGGCGAAGGCCCGGCACTATGAGGACTTAGGGCTGTCAATCACAAGCAGGACCAGCGCGACAGGCGGAAGCCATCAGCGGGGCGTCAGTAGGGTCGAGAATGCCGCCATCGGGCTGGTGGACACCATGCGAAGCCTGGATGAGCAGATCAGGCAGTATTCCCGGACCATCGCCCTGGCGGAGAAGGTGATCGCCCAGGTCCCGCAGGAGAAATACAGGCAGATTCTTTCCTTCCGGTATCTGTGTGGCTGGTCTTTCCGGTCCATCAGCGATGAAATCGGATATAAGGACCAGAACAGCGTTTACCGGGCTCATGGCTGGGCACTGATCGAAGCACAGAGGATCTTGGAGAAGGAGGGAAAACAATGGAAGAGCTTTACAGATACATGAGAGAGAAGCTGAAGGAAATGCACGAAAAGCGGACTGGCAAGGTGGAGATTGACTGCGTGGAATTCATGCAGATGATGAAGATTCTTTGCTACATGAAGCAGATCAGGAGGATCGTGGAGGATGAGTGACGATGGACATGGAGAAGGTTATAAATGATTTGCAAGATGCCGTTAATGACGATTGGATGTGGCAACACGCAGATTATTATGCAAAAGCAATGGAAAACGCCATTGCCCTGCTGAAAGAGCAGGAAGCGGTTTATCCTTCATGGCAGAACGGAAAAATGTACTGTGGACATTGTGGGTCAAAGTTTCCTCCAAGGGTTGGGATGAGGTTCTGCCATAGGTGCGGTGTGCCAATCAAACTCAAAGTGAACGATATCGTTGAGCAGGAAGGTCGGTGAAGTGGGAATGAAGGAATACATCATCAAGGTTGACGATGAAAGGCAGGATATCATGGGCGGTATGCCGCTGATGGACGATCCGATTGAGTTGGTCAGATGCAAGGGTTGTGTAGATTGGAAACGCCGTGAATGTGGTACTTATGGTTATTGTGAACGGCACGATGGTTTCTTTGACCAGAATTGGTTCTGTGCAGACGGAGAAAGCAAGGAAGGTCGGTGAAGTGAATGAGATTGATTGATGCTGACAAACTGATAGACGAAATTAAAAATAGTTTGTGGGATTGGGAATCGGTTGACGGAATCACGGCAACAACCATTCTGAAACAGACGATAACTGACATTGGGAATCAGCAAACGATTGATGCAGTTCCTGTTGTACGGTGCAAGGATTGCGTTCATTGGGACGAAGGACATACGGAAGAATGCACTAATTCCGATAGCGTTTGCTTTCGTAACGGTTGGTGTAAACCTGATTGGTTCTGCGCTGACGGGGAAAGGAAAGACGATGAGAAAGGCATTTAGGAAGGCTCGCTGGAAGAAAAAAGCTGTCAGGGTCCGGAAGCGGGGAGGGGAGATCTTCTTCGGTTTCCGAAATCTCGGGAATATCAAGGCGCCGCCTCCGGGATTCGATCCGGACGAATGGCTCGCCCAGCAAATATTCGGCAAATAAAAACGGCCCGGGATTTGTTCCCGGGCCATTCGTTTTCCCTTGCGGTTATACGCGGAAGGGCTGTCCGAATTTTTCTTCGTGTTTTGCCATATACGCCTCGAGGAATTCCAGCTCCGTACAAGGCGCCAGCTCTGCGTTGAGCTCCTCCCGGATCTCGTCATCTATCAGCTCGACGGCTGCATCATAGCTTCCGTTTTCGATAATTTCCTGCGCTGTCATTGTCCTCGCTCCTTTCATGTCCTGGCGGATCAGATTCTTCAGATACGCCTGAATGCTTTCCTGCTGTTCCAGATGCTCGATCAAGTCCTTGTCCGTATTCCGGCTGAATTTCAGCGAGAAGCACCTGGCATTTTTTCTGTCGCTTGCTGTGTTTCCCATGGTAGCACCCTCCTTTTAGCTCAGTTTATCACGACCATCAAGCTCTGTCCAGACTTGCAGGAGATATTCAGGGGAGACGAACAGCCCGCTTTCATCCTTCCATATCCGGGCGACGTTTTCCGCCCTGGTGATCGTCGGTTTCAGACACCGGAGGACCGGCTCGCTGGCGATCTTTGCTTTCAGCAGATCCCGGGCGCTGGTGGTCGAGATTCTGTGTACCATCGTATCCATGCTGTTCTGCCTCCTTGTCAGGCCCGATAGGGCAGGCCCTTGTTTGTGCCGTACTGATTGATTCCGTCAACGCGCCAGGTCCGGAAGTCTGTGCAGATGAATTTGTTCATGCACTTTTCGCCGGAAAACGTGTCGCCATGCCAGCTCCTGACGTTCAGGAATTCTTCGGCGGGCATGCTAGACTTCTTGGCGTACATGTGGAACTGATGCCGTTTGTGGTCCTTGATCCATGCGTCCCGGGCAAGCTCTTTCGCCTCTTTGGCGTCCCATGCCCTGCAGTGGAAAATGTAATCAAAGATTTGGCAATCCCTGTGGACCTCGAAAGTCACAAAGTAGATCTTTCCGTAAGTGGTCATTGTGTTCCCCTCTCTTTCTCCAGCATCTGGTGCTGGCTGCCGGGTCCCCAGCGGAGGCCCGGACGCCAGGATCAGATCACTTGATTCTGATTACCCGCCAGTCATACCCACTGTGCCACTTGCGGCTCATCCTGGCGTTTTCCTGTGCTTCTTCAAGCGTTCCTTCGTAGGTGTGGTGATGGATGATGTGTCCGTATTCGTTCAGGATCTCGATCTCGTAGCTCGCCTTGTAGTCGATCCCAACCGCGAACCTGGGGGCCTCGCTGATCATCTTCCTTGTGTACTTCATTTTCGTTTCCTCCCTCTCTGTGATCGTCCGGGGTGCTACCCCTGTCCGTCGAGGACATCATATCACCGGGGTGGCACCCCTGTCAAGCATTTTTTTTGAAATTGTCTGAAAACACTGGAAACCGTACACAGCAACAGCTCCAGCCATTCTGAAGGCAGAAAAATGCCAGATCTGCCAGAAAAAATTTCCGAAAATCTCAAAAAAATTTTTCCCGGCTCACTGATCCCCCTGGCAGCCAGCACCAGATCCCCAACATGTAGCACCAGCAAAAAAATCTCCCACAACATGTTGACAAATGCATGTATTGACAAGTATAATCTGCTATGATAGATACATCTATCCAAGATGCATCCACACAGGAACCAACCAGGAACCAAAAAGGAATCAATCAGACGTCTTCTGAATGCACACAGAAGGCGTCTTTTCTATACCCTAATCTCACATATCACCACTACCACCAACACATATATCAATCACTCTCCCCCAGCTATACCATTAAGGGATCAATAGCTGCAGGGATGGGAATGCATAAAAACGAGTGAGAGAGACGCCCCCGGCAGGGGGAGAAGGGAGGCGAGCACATGCCAGCACGACAGGGACCGAAGGCTGAACTGACGGTTCAGCAAGACCAGTTTGTCCGGATGGAAGCGAACGGTTTTTCCTCGCCGGATATCATCAAGGCATTGTGGAATGCGTCCCCTGGAGACAGTGACTATCATTCCTATGAATGCAAGCTGTCGAGATGGAGGAAGCACCCAAAGTACACAGAAGTCTGGATGGATGAAGTCAGGAAGAACGACTTCGGTGATTATGTGAAGGCCAGAAAGACGCTCAGAAAGAGCATGGACGATCCTGACCACTGGCTGGCTATGCAATCCGCCGTCAATGTCATGACGACGGCAGGAAAGCGGATCTATGGCAACGAGGACAACACTGTCACCGTCAAGATCGAGGGGCTGCCTGATATCGGTTCTCCGGACGGCGAATGATCCAACTATTCGTAAAACAATAGTTTTACGAAGAGTTGACCACAAGATGTAGTAGCCTCGGCTGGCGAGGCACACAAGACAGAAGAGTATGCAGTAGTTATGCAGGATTTCGGGCTGTTTATGCATGATCCGGAGGGATCAGCAGCCCATGGCTGACAGCGCCGGGCAGGGCAGGACAGCTCCCCCCGGGAGCACCGGACGGAGCAGGCAGGAGGCAGGGACAGCCCCGGTCCCCCGGCTGATCCGGATCATCAGCGGAGCCAGCGCCGGACAGACAGCGCCGGAGCCCAGCCCCAGCCCGGAATATCATGAGGGCAGCCCCCCCTCCCCATCCCCCTCCTCCCTCCCTCCCGGAGCCAGGCGCCAGGGCAGGGTCCGGACCCGGGGAGGGGGTGGTCCGGAATCGAGGCCGGGGGGTCGAATCGTGCCAGGGACTCCCGCGGTCCCCTCCCGTTCGCGCTATAAGCCTTAGCTCCCCGGTACATCATCCCGTGGGGGCAAAATTTTTCCATCAGCAAGGGAACATGATTCCCCCTGCTGGTCAACAACAAGTTCACAACCCGGCTCTGCGGGGAGAGGTTCCTCCTTTCATCCTCTGTTCCGACAACCAGTGTGCCAGCGCTGGAGGCAGGGCTTTTCACCTTTCTCCCTGCCGCCCCCGCAGAGCTTTTTTTGAAGGAGACGTTCCTGATGGCGAACGTGGTGATCAACTACAAGCCGACGCCGAAGCAGGCGATGTTTCACGCATCGAAGGCGAACGAGATCCTGTACGGCGGGGCAGCCGGAGGCGGGAAGACGAAGGCGCTGATCATGGACGCGTTTTTTCGGTGCCTGAAGAATCCGGGAACGACGGCGGTTGTATTCCGGCGGTCTTACGGCGAGCTGGAGGACACGGACATCAAGGAAGCGCAGGCGAGCTATCCTGAGAAGCTGGCCACTTACAATGCAGGCCGCCATGAGTTCCGGCTGATCAACGGGAGCAAGATCCTGTTCCGCCACTGTGAGAACGAGGCGGACCGGTTCAAGTATTCCGGTATTGAGATCCAGTTCCTGTACTTTGACGAGCTGACCTCGTTTGAGCAGACGATCTACGATTTTTTGAAGACGCGCCTGCGGGCGAAGAAGAGCCTGGGCGTCGTGCCGATTGTCCGCTCTGCCAGCAACCCGGGGAACATCGGGCATGGCTGGGTGAAGAAGATGTTCGTGGACGCGGGGCCGTACATGAGCATTCAGGAGCAGCGGATCTATTCCGAGGCCCTGCACAAGGAGCGGATCATCCGGACGCAGTACATTCCTTCGCTGGCGATGGAGAATCCGTATATCACGGAGGACTACATCTTCGAGCTGGAGCAGAAGCCGGACGCGCTGAAGCAGGCCCTTCTGATGGGCTCGTGGTCCTCCTTTGAGGGCATGGTCTTCCAGGAATGGAAGGACGCGCCGGAGCATTACGCCGACAGGAAATGGACGCACGTCATCGATCCGTTCGAGATCCCGGCGGATTGGCCGCGGTACTTCGGGTTCGACCACGGGTACTCCAAGCCGTTCAGCTGCGGCTGGTACGCGATGGGCCCTGACGGCTGCCTTTACCGCTACCGGGAATGGTACGGATGCAAACCGCGGCAGGCGAACGTCGGGATCGAGCTGACCCCGGTGCAGATCGCGGACGGCATCCTTGAGCGCGAGCAGAAGGAGATCTCGGAGAACATCCGCGTCCTGCGCGTCGCAGACCCGGCGATCTTCGACAAGAGCCGGGGCGACAGCGTCGCGGACCAGATGAGCCCGGGGTACATGGGACGCAGGCAAGGCGTTCTGTTCAACCGGGGCGACCACGCCCGGCTGCCGGGCAAGATGCAGGTTCACGAGCGGCTGCGGTTTGACGAGAACGGCAGGCCGAAGCTGCAGATCTTCAGCAACTGCAAGGAATTCATCCGGACGGTTCCGACGCTTCCGTATTCAACGAAGAAGCCGGAGGACATCGACTCCGACGCGGAAGACCATATCTACGACGAGTGCAGATACGTCTGCATGGACCACCCGGTCGCGGCCACCAAGAAGCCGCCGAGGGAATACAAGCCCTGGAGCCCATTCGACGAAAATTAACGGCGCGGGTCCGCATGCAAAAATAAAAAATGGGAAGGAAGTGAAAGCCCTCCCTGTCGGAGTTGTCAACCCCGCGCCGTTAATGATATTGAGGTGATCGCATGACAGAGAAGGAAAAGGAACTGCTGGACGAAGAGATCCTGGACGAAGAGCAGCCCCTGGAGGACGAAGACCGGGAACTGCTGGACACGATCTATGACCGGCTGGATATCTTCGAGCAGATGAACCGCCCATTCCACGAAGCCGCCAAGGAATGCCGCCAGGTGCTGCACATGCAGGACCCGTGGCAGGACGAGCCGGAGACGGTACAGCGCAACGGCAAGGAAACGCTGCAGCTCCAGACGCTGAAAGCGACGATCAATAACGTGGTCGCCGACCAGATGCTGTCCATGCCCGAAGCGAAGCTGCTGCCGGAGACTCCGGAGATGCAGGAGGCGGCGGATGACCTGCAGGACATCCTGCACTACATCACCTACTGCGCGAACGACTATGAGCAGCTCCACTACAGGCGGTGCGAAGACTTCTACTGCACCGGGACGGCGATCACGCAGATCGCGTGGGACCCGGACATGAACTACGGCAAGGGCGAGATCGCGCTGATCCGCTGGCCGGTGGAAGCCTTCCTGTGGGACCCGACCGCGGAGCGGCTGGACGATTGCCGGGCCGTGATGAAGGTCTCCTGGCATCCGCTGTCCTACTACCGCGCCCACTGGCCGGAGGAAGGGAAGTACGTCTTCGCCGACGAGAACAGCCACAACAACGTGGGCATGACCGCCGGGCAGGAGGACAGCGAGCACATCAACGACGAGAAGCGGGCCCTGCTGATCGAATACTGGTGGCGTGAGTACGACGCGAAGACGCGGCGGTACACGATCAATGTGGCCTACGCCGCCGGGAACGCCCTGCTGGACGTCCAGCGGGACGTGTACGACCACGGCATGTATCCGTTCGTCATTGACGTCCACGACAGCATCGAGGGTGCGCTGGTGGGCGAAGGGCTGGTCAAGGAACTGGTCCCCATGATGCGGTACATCAACCGCTACGCCGCCTACGCCGACATGAACGCCCGGATGTCCTCCAAGGGACGGATGCTCGTTCAGCGCGGGAGCGGCATTGACAAGGACGCGCTTTCCGATTGGCAGACGGACATCGTTGAGGGCGACCGCATCGAGCAGGGCGTCGCGTGGAACTGGATGCAGAACGCGCCGTTCAATTCGACGATCACGAACCTGATGACGATGTTCCAGAGCGACCTGAAGGCGGACAGCGGCGCGAACCAGTTCACCCGCGGCGAGACCACGGGCGGCATCGTATCCGGCAAGGCGATCAACAGCCTGATCCAGGCCGGTGGCAAGGTCGCCTCCATGCGGACGGAACAGCTCAAGTACGGCAACAAGAACATGGACGAGCAGAAGATCTGGCTGGCGTCGCAGTTCTACGATGACGGCAGGACGGTCATGATCACCGGACGGAAGAACAAGGCGGTGGTCGTGGACACGAAGAAGCTGTTCGGCAGGAAGACGAAGGGCGCGGTAAACCCGCCGCCGTACACGGTGCAGATCGAGGTCTCCAGCCGGGACCCGCAGCGGATCGCAAACCAGAACCAGATGTTCATGGAGGCGTACACGATGAGCGCCCAGGCTCAGCAGTTCTTCCCGCTGAGCGCCCTGTTCGAGATCCTGAACCTGGACGGCAAGGACCGCGTCCTGCCGGTCATCCGGGCGAACGAGCACTATCAGGAACAGATGCAGGCCCTGCAGCAGCAGGTCGAGCAGATGGGCCAGCAGATGCAGCAGATGCAGGCGGAGAACGATACCCTGCGGAAGACCACGATGCAGATGACGAACACGGTTGCCCAGCTCGGCGCACGGGGCGGGAACGCAGCGGCCCCGATGCCGGGAGGAGCGCCGAACAAGATCGGCGAGGAGGGCGGCGGTCCGACTACCACGAGCGCCGTGGTGAACAACGCCCGGAGTTCCATGGGCGTACCGACGGGAGCGCCGCTGCCGACATAATGAGCCAAGAGCTCCGCGTTTCCGCGGGGCTTTTGCAATAAATTACACCCGCGCCGCGTTTTCACGGACGGATGAAAGGAGATTCCGAAATGGATCTTGAGGAGACCATGGTCGAGGAAACCAACGACGTTGAAGCGGACGACGCGCTTCCTGAAGACGTTGTTGAGGAACAGGACGAGTCCGAGGAAAGTCTCGAGTCCTTTGTCGGGGACGAAGAGCAGCCCGCCGAGGAGACACCGACAGACGAGCCGCAAAGCGCAAGCGAGCCCGGGTGGATCAAGAAGCGGGTGAACAAAGCCGTGGAGAAGGCTGTCGCGGAGACCGAGGCACGAATGCGGGCCGAGTTCGACCGCCAGATGGCGCCGATCCGGGAAAAGATGCTGAACGACGAAGCGAGGGAACTGGTCCGGAGCGGGGAGTTCAAGAGCCTCGACCGGGCGAAGGAATACCTTCAGCTCAAGAACGGCATGCCGGTATCCGCGCCGACGGAGCCGAAACAGGAATCCCGTCCGCGCCAGAGCAACGGACAGTTTGCCCCGCGGGAAGATCCGGCGACAACCGCCCGGATCGACATGCTGAAGCACCAGGCGGACAGGATCAGGGCCGCGAAAGGCCCGGACGTGATCGCCGAGTTCAACGGCAACCAGGAGATCAAGCAGAAAGTAATCGCAGGGGAGATGGACTTCTACGACGTGGCGGACTATCTGAAGAACCAGAAGCCCAGCCGGAAGCCACCCGCCCCGATGCGCTCCCCCAACGGAGCAAGCGGGAACAACCAGCCGAACGCCATCGACACCATGAGTGACGAGCAGTTCGAGCGAATGGAAAAACGAATCCGGGAGGGAGCGCGCATCCGACTAAAGTAAAAGGAGCGTGATTCCATGAATTACTCTTACAACGCGGGCATAGCCCCGACCCTGCTGGAAACCTACCTCCAGCGCAGAGCCCTGAAGAACGTGGAGCCGAACCTCGGCTACCTGACCGACGCCCAGATGATCGAGCAGCCGAAGAACAACGGCAAGCATGTGACCTTCTTCCGCTACACCGAGCTTCCGGCGATCACCAAGCCCCTGTATGAAGGCGTGACCCCGGACGGCCAGAACCTGGAAGAGACGGCCTTCTCCGTCATGACCAAGAACTACGGCGGCTGGATGGGCTACACCGATGAAATCGACCTGTGGCACGTCGACAGCAAGACCCAGGCGATGAGCGACCGGCTGAACCGCCAGGCTGCCCTGTCCATCGACACGGTGGGCCGCGACGCGATCTGCGCGGGCCTCAACGTCATGTTCCCCGGCAGCGTCACGAGCCGCGCCGCCCTGACGGCGAGCGACATCCTGACCTACGCCACGATCAAGCTGGCGGTCCGGAACCTGAAGCGGAAAGGCGCTCAGCCCTTCTCCGACGGTTTCTACCATGCCAAGATCGATCAGGACACCTACTATGACCTGACGCAGGACACCCACTGGAACGACGTCGCGAAGTACCAGAGCGACAGGCGGGTGCAGAAGTACGAGCTGGGCACGATCTACAACGTGAAGTTCTTCGCCGTCGACAACGGCAAGACGTTCACCAACGAGACCTACCTGTACGGCACGACCGAGAACCTGCTCGCCCCGAACATCAGCCCCTGCTACAACCGCGACACCCGCACCCTGACCGTCAGCGCCAGCCTCACCAGTGACATCGCCCGTGAGCTGACCGGCAAGATGGTGTATGTGGCCTACACCACCAGCACCACCCGCGACACCAAGACGATCATGTGCATCGAGAAGGTCGACTTCGACGCCAGCTACGCCTACATCAAGTTCCGCTGGCAGCCCGCGGCGACCGTCACCAACAACTGGACCTACGCCAAGAACGTCGGGATCATCCCGAGCGGCGGCGGCAACGGCGTCCCGGCCCACGCGACCATCATCTACGGGCAGGATGCCTTCGGTATGGTCAAGCTGGGCGGCAAGGGCAAGCCGAACATCCAGATCATCGTGAAGCCTCTGGGCAGCTCCGGCGACAGCGATCCGCTGAACCAGCGCGGCTCCATCGCGTGGAAGGTTCCCTTCTTCGCCTGCGCCGTGCTGCAGGATGACTTCATCGTCCGGGTCGAACACGGCTGCACGGCCTAATCAACCAACAACGGGGCTGCTCCAACGCGGGGCAGCCCTGTTCTTTTAGGAGGGAAAAGACATGTCTGACAACACCGAAACACGGCAGGACGTCGTGGAAGCGAACATCGAAGCCGTCGTTACCAAGTACGGCGAAGACAACTGGGTGAAACTGCTGGCTGTGTGCCTGCAGGATATTTCCGTATCCCTGGCTATGCTGGTGGATAACAGCGGATCGTAAGAAAGGAAAGGGAAAACATGGCTACCAAGAAAGACGAGATCTTTGAAGAAGAAGTGAACAGCACCCTGACAGTGACGGCCCCGGTCGAGAAGCCGGACTACGTCGGCCCCTATGTTGATATCTTCCTGCCTGCCCTCGAGGAGAACGGCAGCGGCGGGATGAAGGTCGACCAGTACGAGCACGTCACGATCGCAAACGAGAAGAGCGAAACCTGCTACAAGGTCCTGCGCGGAGAGCACGTCTCTGTGCCGGTTCCTGTGTTTATCGCGCTGAAGGAGCGTTACCCGAAGCTGTGAGGTGAAGAACCATGACCCTGGGAGAGATCAAGTATCACGTCATGTTCCAGACGAACAACGACGCGGACGATATCGGCGACTACCAGCCGCATATCATCGACTACATCAATGAAGCCTACGACCGGCTCGTGAACGTGTGGGACAAACAGCACACGAGGTTTGCCAACGTGGACTACCCGCGGCTGGGCGACGATACGGACGTTCCGCTGACGCCGGAATGGACCCACCGCTACCTGGCGGATTGGGCGACCTGGCTGGTCTACCGGAACGGCAACCCGCAGAAACAGCAGCGGGGCATGGCATACAGGGCGAGCTTTGAGGCGATGCTCTCCCAGGTCGCGGACGAGGGCGGCAAGGCGGGGCTGGACGAGAACGGGGACCGGATCATCTATAAGAACTTCCGGAACATCCCGCAGTGAGGTGAGGACACATGGCGTACTTTCGGCTGAACGCGTATGACGCGGACGTGAGCATCTCCGCCTTTGCCGGGCTCTCGCAGTACGGCCCCGGCCTTGACGGCGACCCGCGGTACGCCGTGGAAGAGAAGAACGTGGAGACCCCTGCGGGCGTCCTCCAGCCCATGGCCGCGCCCACCCTGATGGACGGGCAGTTCACCGGGCGGATCGAGACGATGGCCCACCTGTACCGCCGGTGGTATTCCGGGAGCCAGGACAAGGACGTGCTGTTCGCCGCGACGGGCGGGAAACTGTACTACAAGGTTTCCACGTCCGCGAGCTGGACGCAGCTGTCCTTTCCGACAAGCGTGACGGCGTACCAGAGCAACGTATGGAGCTGGGCCGCGTATGAGATCAACCCGCAGGGGAGCACGAGCCCGGTGGACGTGCTGCTGCTCTCCAACGCGAAGGACGGCATGATCATGGTCCGGGGCGACAATTTCAACGTGAGTAAAATTACCACGCCGAAAAAATTCGGGGTGATCGAACGCTACGCGGAGCGGATCTGGGGCGGCGCGATCCCGGAAGACCCGGACATGCTGTGCTACTCCCGGCCCTACGACCCGACGGATTGGACGGCGGCTGGACCGGACGAGGAGCCGGAGGACGGCGCCGGGGACATCAACCAGCCGAGCTGGGACGGCGACAGTTTTACCGCCCTGCGGGCCTTCGGCAACCAGCTCATCGCCTTCAAGAAGAACCGGGTATGGAGAATCCTGGGGACGGACCCCGGTGAGTACACCTTCAAGGAACAGTTCGGCGGCGGCACACCGTATTTCAACACCATCGCCGTGGACACCGAGCGCATCCTGATGGCCGGGCCGGACGGCATGGAAGTGTACGACGGCCTGTCGGTCACACCCCTGCAGCAGCCGGTTCTGGAAGACCTGTGGCGGAACGTGAACAGGAACGCCATGGACCAGATGTGCGGCGTCCTGTTCAGGGAGAAATACTATCTCGCGTTTCCTTCGGGCACGAGCACGAAGAACAACGCGATGATCATCTACAACCTGCAGGACGGGACGCTCCTGCACTACGACGCCGTCAGCGTGGAGAGCTTTCTGGCGGCGAACGAAAAGCTGTACGCGACAAGCTCCACCCTGCCCGGGAAGGTCATGATCCTGAAATGGGACAGTTGGCTGACAGGAGAGGCGAGCGGCGCGGAAACGAAGTGGGTCACGCCGTGGATGACGCTGAACCGGAAGGACATGAAGAAGGGCGGGTTTGACGTCTACTTCCAGCCGGAAGTGCAGGACAGCCCTGTGACGCTCGTCTTTTCCATCCAGACGGAGAAGAAGGTCAAGACGAAAAAGTATACCGTCCAGCCGCTGACCGCCATCGAGAAGGCGAGCGGCAAGAATTATAAGATGAAGAAACTGCACTTCGGCGGGGCCGGGCGGCGGTTCCGGCTGATCATCGAGACCGCGGAGGGCGTGACCGCGCCCTGGCGGCTGATCGGCGGCATCCAGATGATTGTGGAGACAGACCCGGATTAAGGAGGGAACGGCATGAGCACGGAATACTCGACCATCCAGCAGCACCAGCCCCTCCGCACCCCGGCGAGCTTTGACAAGCAGGGACGGGCGCTGATCGTCCAGCTTGACGAGATCCTGGACGATATCTACAGAAGGTTCGGCAGGCTCCGGATCGAGGATATGGGGAAAGCCTTCCGGAAGGAATTCTCCGATGCCGAGGGAAACATCGCGCAGCTTGAGCTGGACGTGAGCGGGCTGACTACCCGGGTCGGTGACGCGGAAGGAAACATCTCTACGCTGCAGATCACGGCAGGGGAGCTTGACCTTGCCGTACAGGGAATAGACGGCCTCCTCAGCGGCGTCGGTATCACGGCTGCAGGCATAAACATTACCGGCAACAAGTATGTAAAGATTCAATCCGGCGGTTCGTTTTCTGTCGACGCGACGAATTTCAAGGTCAACAGTTCAGCAAGGCAGATTGTAATCGGCAACTGGACGTTTGACAGCAACGGGCTGGTATACAATGAACCAACGTCATCACTTGTTAGACACAATTTTGGAATTTTGTTCGACTCGTATTCAGGAGGAACATTTCGTTATGAAGACCCGATAGCGCATGACGTCGCTGATTGCACATTGAGCTTCACAACGTACAATCATCCGACTTACTTCCAGCCACCAAGAACAGGGAAAGTTTCCAACTTCCATTCGGATGTTCTGAGCGCAGATGAAGTCCATACGCCGAACGGTGATATTACAAATGTATTTTACACAACCCTGATCCAGAATTCCAGCCGGGAGCTGAAGAAGGATGTCCAGGATATCAAGGAATGCGGAGACAAGCTGGACAGGCTGCGGCCTGTCAGTTTCGTATATAAGGGAGACCCTGAAGGCAAAAAGCGTCTCGGCTTGATCCATGAGGAGACGATGGATGTCATGCCGGAGATATGCGTCGGGAAAGCGAACGACAGCCCGGAACGAAAGGCTATCAGCTATATCGAGCTTGTGCCCGTCCTGCTGAAAGAGATCCAGAGCCTGCGGAGGCGGGTTGCCAGATTGGAGGCGATGAACCATGTATGACATTATGCATTTGCCCGGCGTGATCGAGATCGGGCGGACGGGTGAGAACGATTTCCGGGCGATCCGGTTTGACATGCGTCCGTGGCTGCAGGTGCTTCCTGACGGCGTGGCGAGCATTATCCACATCCGTCCCGGGGAGACCAGCAGCGACAGCTATATCGCCGCGACCACGTTCACGGACGGCATCCTTGAATGGAAGCCGACGAACGCGGACCTGGGTGAGGTCGAAGGCTACGGGCAGATGGAGATCTGGCTGGAGGAGCCGACAGAGAGCGAGGCGTACCGCCGGGGCAAGAGCGTGAAGGTGCAGACGTTTGTGCAGGGGAGCATCGGCCCGGGAGAGGCTGACCCGCCGGAACCGCAGGAAAGCTGGATGGAGCAGATGACGGAGCTGAAGACGGACACCGTCATCGCCAAGGAAGCGGCCGAGGACGCGCAGGCCGCCGCCGAGACGGCGGAAGAGAACGCCGAGGCGTGGGCGGTCGGACAGCGGGACGGCGTGGACGTCGGCAGCACCGACCCGGCCTACCACAACAACAGCAAATACTACAGCGAGCAGAGCGCGGGGAGCGCGACGGACGCGGCGAACGCCCGGACGGCGGCGGAGACCGCACAGGGAAAAGCGGAGACCGCGCAGGGGAAAGCGGAGATTGCCCAGGAGAAGGCGGAGTACGCCATGGGCAAGTACCCGCAGATCGATGACGGCACAGGGGATTGGATGGTCTGGAATCCGTCCGGGCAGGAATATTCCGATACCGGCGTCCACGCCAAGGGCGACACGGGCACAGTTCCGGACATCGAAGTGGGGACGGTTACAACCCTCCTGCCGGGCGCTGAAGCATATGTGACCCGGAGGAGCGGGAGCCCGGACGAGGCGCCGGTCTTTGACTTCGGCATCCCCAAGGGAGACACAGGACAGGCGGAAAACATCTACGGCAACACCATCGACATGTCCGAGGAGGACAGCACAAAGGTTGCAACTGAAATAGGAAAGAAGGCCGCCAAGGTAACCGGGGCCACGAGCGGAAACTTCGCCGCCCTGGACGGGAACGGCGACCTTGTCGACAGCGGGCACAAACACAGCGACTATATCACGGACGTCAGCGGCAAGGCGGACAAAGTCAGCGGCGCGACGAGCGGGAACTTTGCGGGGCTGGATGCGGACGGTAATCTGACCGACAGCGGAAGCAAGGCAAGCGACTTCCTGACGAGCAGCGATATCACAGGGAAGGCGGACAAGGTCACGAGCGCAACGAACGGAAACTTCGCGGCGCTGGACGGAGACGGGAACCTGACGGATTCCGGGCACAAGCATTCCGATTACGTTACAGACATCAGCGGAAAAGCGGACAAGGTGAGCGGAGCCACAAGCGGAAACTTCGCCGCGCTGGACGCGAACGGGAACCTGACAGACAGCGGGAGCAAGAGCAGCGACTTCAACCTGACGAAGGGCACCGTATCCAATGCAAATTCAGACATGGATAACGGACTCTATTACACGACGAGTAATTCGCAGAATGTGCCTAATTCATATGGTATCCTGCTGAACATCAAGGCAAGCGGAACTGCTGCGAGACGTTTTCAACTTTGCTTTAACGGAACAGACATGTGGTACAGGTTCGGCGCGATTAACAATAACGTGCTGACATGGAACGGCTGGATGAAGGTCACGGCGACCGCCGTCTGACGGAAGACAACACAATGAGCCAGAAGCCGCCTCTTTCGCGGCTTTTTGCATATTCAGAAGGAGGCGAAGTCTATGAAACTTAAAGGAAGCTACAGCGGAGGAACAACCTACAGCGTCGGGGACGTGGTGCAGTGGACGGACGGAACGGTGTATATCCTGAAGAAGCCCTGTACGAGCGGGACACCGCCCACAGTGAGCAAGTATTGGGAACGGCTTCGGCAGTACCTGGACAATGCCGTCAACATGATCATGGACGGCGTGGCGATGGCGGAAGCGAAGATCCCTGGCGTGGCGAACAACCTGACCACGACAACATCCGGGAAAGTGCTGGACGCCCGGCAAGGGAAGGCGCTGAAAGACCTGATCGATCCTATCGGGACGTCTGTCAGCGGGCTGTCCACGGCGCTGGGAAAGCTGAATCCGGACAGCAAGACGATCCGGCTGGCGTCAAGTACGGCGTCGAGCACGAAAATCTTCGACATTACTGTGGACGATGACGGCGAGCTGACGGCGACGGAGTACACCCCGGCAACGTAAGGAGGCGGTTTCGATGGAATGGATCGCATTCGCAGCGTCCGCTGTGACGGCGCTGCTGTCGTTCCTGGGGGTCTACATTTCCAACCGAAAGAGCGCGGCTGTGATGGAATGGAGGCTGAAGGCTCTCGAGGACAAAGTGGATAAGCACAATCAAGTCATCGAGCGCACCTACAAACTTGAACAGAAGGTCGCGGACATGGAACAGAAAGGAGCATGAGCATGAAGCTGAACTGGAAAGTCCGGTTCCGGAACAAGACCTGGCTGACGATGTTCATCAGCCTGATCGTCGGATTCGTATTCAACGTGCTGAAGGCGTTTGACGTGGTCCCGGTTGTGACGGAGAACGCGGTCATGACGGCGGTCGGGCAGGTGCTGACCCTGCTGGGCCTGCTGGGCGTGATCGTCGACCCCACAACGGAAGGCATCGGCGACAGCAACCGGGCCATGACCTATGAAGAGCCGTGGAAGGATGAGCCGGAACAGGAGGCACAAAATGGCTGATTGCAGGAACTGTGAAGAGAATCAAGCCTGTGTTCCGTTCTTCGCCCATGAGAACGTGCTGATGCACTACAATCGGGCGAACAAGCGGATGCTGATCGCCCTGATTGTTTCCATCCTTGTAGTTACTATCGGAATGTTCTCTCTTGGATGCATGTTCCTCAATTCGTACAACGAGCGCGAGAAAGGGTGGCAGGAAATCGTCCATAAGCGGCTTACGGAGGTGACCGATGGAGTACAGCAACACGGAAGCCCGTAGGATCATTGCAGATTTCATCCACTCAGAACGCGACAGGCGGCTCCTTGAGAGACGGCTTATCGATGGCATCGTCATAGAACGCCTCGCGGAAGAATTTGAACTATCTCCAAGACAGGTGAAGAACATCCTGCGAAAAGGTGAAGAAACCATCTTCAGTAAATTGCCCTAAAGTTGCCCGTTGGCTTCCTCGTCAGCGGGCATTCCTTCTGTCAGAATATAGGCAGAAGGAGGCGGTACCGTGTGGATCAGGTGCAACCCGAACCCTCTCGGAAAGCAGACGAGCGATTGTGTTGTCAGGGCCATTGCCATTGCTACAGAGCAGAGTTGGAAGAGGACATACAAGGAACTGTGCGAGCTGGGGGAGATCGAAGCGGAAATGCCCAACGCGAACAGCGTGTGGGGCCTGTACCTGAAAGAACACGGGGCGGGCCAGTTCCTCCTGCCGGAGAGCTGCCCGACGTGCATTACTGTACGCGCCTTCTGCGAAAGATATCCCGAAGGGGTCTATGTGATCGGGACCGGGCATCATGCGATCTGCGTGATTGACGGCGATTACTATGATTCCTGGGACTCCGGCAGTGAAACGCCGAGTTATTTCTGGAGGGTGAAGTAAATGTACAGTTACGGATTCCCAAGCTACCAGCCGCAGCCGACGACGGATATCGGCCAGGTGAACAACGAGCAGGAAGCAATTAATGCCTATGTAGCCGCGGGCAGGTCGAAGATCATGTTTTCCTCCGATGACAGGACAGTCTATGTGAAGTGCGTCAGCATGAACGGACAGACTTCGATGGATGTGTTCGACAGACGGACTACAGAGGTGCTTCCTGCCGCTCCTCACTATGTGACGAGGGAAGAACTCAACGAAGCACTGGAGGCGCTGAAACCGGCTAAAAAGGCCGTTAAAACGGAGGCGGCGGAATGAGCCTTTTCGACAAAGTTAACGGACAGCAGCCGAACCTTCAGCAGATCCAGCAGAATCCTATCGGGATGGCCAAGCAGGCAGGGTACAATATCCCGCCGCAACTGGCGAACGACCCGAAGGGAATGGTCATGCACCTGATCCAGACAGGACAGGTCTCGAACCCCATGCTCCAGAAGATCATGCCGATGATCCGGAACATGGGCAAATAAAAAACCGGGGAGCGAAGCCCCGGCCTATAGCGGTCATCGTGGAGATGACAAACGCTACATCCTGCAGGAGTATTGTAATGTTGTTTCCACGATGTGTCAAGCTACAACCCACGGTGCACAGTGGCTTGTAAATACATCGAAAGGAAACAATTACAATGGACTCCAACTCTACCCCTATGTACATGCCGGTGGCTCCCGCCAATTACGGCGGCGGCTTCGGCGACTTCGGCGGCTCCGGATGGTGGATCATCCTGCTGTTCCTGTTCGCAGGCGGCTGGGGAAACGGTTTCGGCGGCTTTGGCGGCGGCAACGGCGGGTTTATGAACGCTGATATTCAGCGCGGATTCGACCAGAGCGCCGTGATGAGCGGCGTATCCGGCATCCAGAACAGCCTGACTTCCGGCTTCGGTGACCTGCAGACGGCACTGTGCGGCGGATTCGGAACGGTGAATTCCAACATTGCCAACGGTTTTGCCCAGGCTGAGATCGGTGCGAACGCCCGCCAGATGGCGGACATGAACCGGAGCTTCGACGCGCAGGTGGCAACCATGCAGGGCTTCAACGGTATCCAGGGCCAGCTTGCACAGTGCTGCTGCGACAACCGCATGGCGACGGTGCAGACCCAGAACATCGTGCAGAACGAAGCCGCAACGACCCGCAGCACGATCCAGTCCGCGGTGCAGTCCGTTCTGGACAAGCTGTGCGCAGACGAGCTGGACCGGAAGAACGAGAAGATCCTCGAGCTCCAGAACAGCCTGAACATGGCGAACCTGTCCGCCAGCCAGACGGCACAGACCGCGACTATCCTCGCGGCGCTCACGACAACGACCCCGGCGGTCGCGTAAGGAGGGCACGAGAGATGTTCGACGGAATCTGTGACGCGCTCCATCGGGAGATGGACCAACTGGAAGAAAAATATTCGAACGGGGCCCAGATGAATCCCAGCGATCTGGAGTACATCGACAAGATGGCTCACGCGCTGAAGAGCCTTGCGACCTATGACGCCATGAAGGGCAACAGCGAGTACAATGCCGGATACGACGGCGGGAGCTACGCCCGCGGACGCAGCCGGACAACCGGACGCTATATCAGCCGGGACGGCGGGTACAGCAGAGATCAGGACGGCTATCGCCGCTACTGACGGTTAAAAACTGAACAGAGAGGGCATACCGTCAAGCGATTGGCGGTATGTTCTTTTTATATAAGGAGGCAACAGTATGAGTATCGGCACGGACGCCCTGATCGGCAAATTCAGGCTGGCCCTTGACAACCGCTGGGGATATATCTGGGGAACGGCGGGAATCCTGTGGACGAGCGCGAGGCAGAAGCAGAAGGTCGACTACATGGTGCGGACCTACGGCACGAACTGGAAGACGAACAGCGAGGCGAAGAACGACAAGTATTACTGGTCGACCTACAGGGGAGACAAGTGGGTCGGGCATTATGTCGCGGATTGCAGCGGGCTGTTCGTATGGGCGTACAAGGAATTCGGAGCGGCCATCGCCCACGGCAGCAACACGATCTGGAACGGCTACTGCAGGCGGAAGGGCAAGCTGAAGAACGGACGGAAAGAGGACGGGACGGAGCTGCTGCCCGGGACCGCCGTGTTCGTATATAAAGAGGAAGCGAACAACCGGAGCCACATCGGCCTGTATGTCGGCGACGGGAAGGTGATCGAGGCGGCCGGGACGGCGGACGGCGTTTGCCAGAGCGACGTGACGAACAAGAAGTGGAACGAGTGGGGTGAGCTGAAAGCGGTCGACTACTCTGACAGCGGTTTCCCGGACGTGCCGACGTGGCATCCGACCATCCGGCGTGGGAGCAAGGGCGAGGACGTGACGCTGTTGCAGCAGTACCTTGACCGGCTCGGATACGACCTGGGGCCGTCAGGCATCGACGGCGACTACGGCAGGCGAACGGAGCAGGCGGTCCGGGAATTCCAGGGCGACCACGGGCTCGGCGTGGACGGCGTCTGCGGCCCGATGACGTGGGACACCATCGAAAAGGCGGTACAGCGCCTTGACAGCGAACCGCAGGAGAAGCTGTACACCGTGACGATTCATCATTTGGACAAAACGCGGTCGGACGCCCTGAAGGCGGAATACCCCGACGCGGTGATCACAGAAGAATAAGGAGGGGAGTTTCATGGCGAACACGACGGCGAGAACCAAACAGGATGTCGACAACATGACGAAACAGGAGAGGCTTTGGGACAGCCTCAACTACAGCTACGGGAAGAAGCGGGAGAGCCAGGAGCAGGCGTATAACAAGAGCTATTCCCAGGCGGACCGGCAGGCGCTGAGCCGGGGCATGCAGCGGAGCAGCTACAACGCGCAGAACCTGGCGAACATCAACGAGCAGAAGAACCGGGCGCTGGGGGACATCTGGGACACGCAGATCGCGGACTACGAGAACCGGCTGGCGGACATCGAAAAGGAAGAGGCCGCGGCGGAGCAGTGGGAGAGGCAGTTCGCGGAGAGCCAGCGGCAGTATGACACGAGCCTTGCCTGGCAGAAGGAACAGGCCGCCACACAGAACAACCAGTGGCAGCAGGAATTCAACTATAAGCAGGAACGTGACAAAACGACGGACCAGCAGTGGCAGCTGGGCTTTGACTACCAGAAGGAACGCGACACGACCGCTGACCAGCAGTGGCAGATGAACTACAATCTGACCAAGGCCGGGCAGGAATGGGACCAGGCATTCAAGGAGGCAGAATCGGAACGCCAGCAGGGGAATTGGGAGAAGACCTACGAGCAGACGGCCCAGCAGAACGCCATCGCGAACGACCAGTGGCAGAAGTCGTTCGACCAGACAGCGGACCAGAACGCCTGGACGAGGGAATACCAGCAGGCCCAGGCTGACCTGCAGGCGAGCCAGTGGGAGCGGAGCTTCGCGCAGGATAACGCGGACAGCGACAAGACCATCGCGATCAACTTCGTCACGAACGCCGCGTCGAACGGCGGCGACGTCAGCGACGATCTGCTGGCAAGGGCCGGGATCAGCCGTGAGGACTACAACGCCATGAAGAAGAAGGCGACGAGTAGCGGGAGCGGGAGCAAAAACAACAATGATCACAAAGACTATACAGACAGCAAGGGAAATACTTATACATGGAATTCTGACATTGGTGGCTATGTTATCAAGAACGGCCCAGACGATGGGAAAAAAGTGAAAGATGAGTCTCTGCTTGGGGATCTGAATTTTAACCTTAATGGAACAGAAAAGAAAGACAAAAACAGGAACGGAGCAGTCAGATCGGTATCCGTAAAAGATAATTAACACAAGGAGGATATTCCCTATGAAACTAAACCTCCCATCCATTGATCCGAAGAAACAGCGCGAAGAAGAACTGAGGCAGCAGGCAGAAAAGCTGAAGAACAGGAATCCAACGAATACTTATGCTCCGCAGCAGACGGTCACGACTCCGCAGCAGACATCCCAAAGCTGGTATTCCGGGGACAAGCCGACACAGCGGGAAACGCTGGCGCGGATCATGCAGATCACCCAGCAGGACGAGGAGCGCGGGCGGAAGCTGCAGAGCGATTTCCAGACCCTGCAGGCCGATCCGACGAGCATGTTCTACAACCCGTATACAACGGCGACGAACTCCGCCATCGGCAACCTTTCCGCGATGGGCGTCGACATGAGCAACGTGACCGTCAACCAGGATTGGCTGGATGCGAATTCGTACCTGAAGCAGTATTACCTGTTCAGCGGCACGACGAACACGCCGAGCAAGCCGGGGAGCGGCGCCAGCGCGTATGAGAAGGCCGCCTACGAATACTACCAACTCTGGAAATCCGAAGGGGACACGCAGAAGGCCGAGCAGGAAAGCGCCGCCCTGAAGGACGAGCTGACCTACTGGACGCAGCGGACGGACCGGAACTACTCCGACGAGGAGGTCATGGGCAAGATCGATTGGAGCAAGTATCCGACGCTGAGCAAGATGCGCGAGGGCGTGAAGGCCGGGACGCCGATGGAACTGAACCGGGCGGTGGACGGCTGGAGCGACGATTGGGCACACGGCGTGATCTGGGCAGCGCGGAACGGCGGCGGCACCGGAAACAACTATCAGGACCAGGCGCGGAGCGCTTTGGGAGAAGGCAACCAGTGGCAGGCGAACCCGAGCATTACGGGACGGCTTGACGCCGGAAACTCGGATACCTACAGCCCCTACTCTGTCGGCAGTACGCTGGAAGAGGAGGGGCTTTATTTCGGTGTGCAGAGTTTTCCGCGGAACTGGCTGGAGACGAACCGGGAGAAGTACCTTGGTTCCGGGAGCAGCGAGACGGACCAGAAGATGTACGGGAAGGTCGCCGAGGCGGAAGAGAAGACGCTGAAGCTCGAAAGCGAGCTGACGGCGATGAACGACGAGATCGACAAGCTGATGCAGTACAGCAACGATCCGGAATACATCCTCGGGAAGATCAAGGACAACAGCGCCTACAGCGACCTGTTCGCGCTGGACAAGACGCTGAACAATCCGACGAAGCTGACCGGCACGACGAGGGCGATCAACTACCGCTGGCAGGACGTGGAGAACCGGATCAGGG